AAGAGTCTCGTTATCACATCATGACCTGTATGAAGCAGGCTTTAAACGCCGCACGTTCACGCAGTGGCATGATTGACGAAGGCAACCTGATATATTTGTTTGACTTAGGTATCAACGCCGCTCAAGCTCAGGCTGAAGTGTTTGCTTATCTCAACATGGAGAATCAATTAATCTCTAACGGCAATGCGCCGACGCACGAGATGACGATGCGCTGGCTAGAGGCTTGTGCTGACAAGTGGGAAAAAGACCCTGAGACATTTGCTGCTCGTCGCGGCTTCTCTGTCTTTGACGCTACGTCCCTGACTAACACACCGCAGTTAGAGAGCAAATAATGCACCTCGTCGTCGGCACACCATGTTACGGAGGGATGATGTGTACCGAGTACGCACAGTCCCTGCTGGCGCTCAAGGAGGCGTGTTTGATGAACAACATCAAGCTGACCTGCGTCTTCTTGGGGAATGAGAGCCTAGTACAACGCGGTCGCAACACCATAGCTCACCACTTCATGCAGATGACGGACGCGAGCCACTTGATTTTTATTGACGCTGACCAGAAGTTCGTAGCCAATGACATTGCTCGAATGATCAAAGCTGACAAGGGAATCATCGGTGGTCCGGTTCCTATGAAGGGTGTCAACTGGGACAAGGTGCGTCAGGGCGCTGTTCTGAACCACCCAGACCTGTCAAAACTCACCGGTATTTTCAACATCAACAAGCTGGACGGACATGAGATGATCAGTCCTGACCTGCCGTTCCAAGTCAAGCACATTGGTACAGGTTTCATGTTGATCCGGCGCGATGTTTTTGAAAAACTACAACCTCACGTGGGTTGGTATGATAACGGGGGTGTGACTATCCCCAAAGGTGAGAAGGTGTACGATTACTTCAAGGTACAGAACTACGACCACGAGCTTCTGTCTGAGGACTACAACTTCTGCCACCTGTACCGTGAACACGGTGGAACCGTCTGGGCAGCACCTTGGTGCGAACTCGGGCACTTTGGAGCATATCTTTTCAACGGGCAGTATGCCCAACAAGGAGCATTAAATGGCACATCATTGCATTAAGTACCGCCTCGCCGCTGACGGCACAGTCCCTACATTCCTCTGTCTACACGCTGAAGGCGTTGGTGGTGTGTTTGTGGTTGGCGACCCCGCAACTCCTAGCCCCCGTGACATGGTCATGGTTGGCATTTCTGAAACCGATGACATCGGTGACGCTGAAGCTATTGCAACTAAAGCTGACCTATTGGCGTATTTGACAACAGTGGGTTCGAGCTGGACACAACCTGACCCAGCAAACCTTGGCGATCCTACAGCTACTGTTCCTTTTGATCCTTCTGCCGCCGCTGACTGGGCATGGGGTCGCTTGGACGCACTGAACGCATAATCATGCGGGACTGGGTCGAAGCATTCATTGCGGCGACCTGTATAGTGGTCTTCGTCATCTATGGCACGTACATAATTGCGTGGAGTTTGTCGTGATTTTAATAGACCCCATAGCAGCACTGGATGGGTTGCAAAATGCCATCAGCATGGTCAAGAAGGCCAGCAAGGTTGCCAATGATTTAGGTGGTCTTGCCCCGATGATCGGTAAGATGTTTGATGCTAGGAGCACCGCTACCAAAGCGATGATCGAGGCCAAGCGTTCCAAGAAAAATTCTAACATGGGAACCGCGCTACAGATTGAGATGGTGCTTGAGCAAGCCAGAGCGTTTGAAGAAGAGCTAAAGATGCTCTTTATGACCACAGGCAAGATTGACGTATGGAACAAAATCAAAGCACGACAAGCCGCGATGGACTTGGCAGATGCCCGAGAGATGAAGGCGCTACGGCTTGAAGAGAAAAAGCAAAAGGAAGCCGAGGAAGAACAGACGGTTTACCTAGTAGCTGGATTAGCAATTGTTTTTCTTGTAACGCTGATTGCTTTTGGCTTGACTGAGTTGCAAAATATATGCGGCAAAGCAGGATGTGGGCGGTGAATGAGTACCAAAAGCAATTTGACCTGTTTCTTAAAGTTTTTGTGCGATTGTGCATTGCTTGGTGGATACTTGGGTTTCTCCAGTTCCTGCCTGATGACTTGTCAAATAAGATTGTGAATAAACTACTTGGAATGATTGGACTAGGATGAGTGACGAAAAGCCAGCAGACATACTAAGCAAGGTGCTGTCTTATGTAGATAGCCCGTTTAAACTGTTCGCGCTGATACTCATGGCGGTGTTTGCGTTCTCTGGGTACTTTGTTTGGCAAAACCAAGAACTGTTAATGGGTGCGTACAAAGAGTCCAAGAAGATGCCAAGCATTGTTGAGGACAGGGTAGAAGATGCTGCTGCTCATTTATTTAAAACCACCAACGCCACTATTGTCGCTGTGTTCAAAGTAAACCCAATGTTTGGAACTCGAGTGCTGTATCGCGCTTACACCAAAGAAGGCCGAGACAAAACCAACGATGGGCTGGATGTGGGTTTGTTTACTCAAAACGCAGCCAACAACGCAGATGTGGTGAAGCTGATGGCTAGTGAGATACCTTGCGGGGAATACCGTTCGGCGCAGTCCGAAATGGGCTTGTGGTACATCGCCAAGGGGGTTGCCTACACTTGCCGAATTAGTATTCCACCTGACCCAAACAGATTTGTAGGCCAGATTACTGTGGGTTGGGATAGTGAACCAGCCGACATTCAAGTAACGAGAACAATGATGGATATTGCAGCCACCATGCTTTCAAGGAGTAAACAGTAATGGCGCAGTTTGAACCAGCTTTTGAGCAAATGATCAGAGATGAGGGCGGCTACGTCCTCCACGAAGTTCCTGGTGACACCGGCGGTATGACTTATGCCGGCATTGCTCGTAACAAAAATCCTCAGTGGAACGGCTGGGCGCTAGTAGACAAGAAAGAGTTCGGCGGCTCTTTGACACCTATGGTGAGGGAGTTCTACCGCGTTGAGTTCTGGGACAAAATGCGCGGCAACGAGATTGCCAATCAAGAAGTTGCTAATTCTATCTTCAACTTCGGCGTAAACGCCGGTATGGGTATGGCGGTCAAGCTAGCTCAACTGGTCGTAGGTGCTACGCCTGATGGTGGTATCGGGGCTAAAACTATAGAGAAGCTGAACCAAATCACAGACGGTCAGCGCTTTAAAGAATCTTACGCTTTGGCTAAAATTGCCCGTTATGTTGAGATATGCAACAAAAACCCCGTGCAGGTTAAATTTCTCAAGGGTTGGATTAACCGCACATTGAAAGGTTTAGCATGAGCTTGCTAGCTGTTGGATCAATCATTGAAGCCGTAGGTAAAGTCGCGGGTGACTTGATCACCACTGACAAAGAAAAGATGGAGATGGAGATCGAGCAGCGGAAGCTAGATCTTGAAGAAAAACGCATCGACCAAGCCACTGATCTAGCGCAAATTGAGGTCAACAAAATTGAAGCCGCTTCGTCTAGCGTGTTCGTCTCTGGCTGGCGACCCGCTATCGGGTGGATCGGCGTGGCGGCGATGGCGTATCAGTTTTTGCTCTACCCTTTGTTTCAGTGGGCGTGGAAATACTTGCAGGCTATGGGCTGGGTTCCTGTCGGTATGGATCCCCCACCGGTGCTTGAAGCCGATCAACTTTGGGTGATATTGTCAGGTATCTTGGGTATCGCGGGTATGCGCTCGTTTGAGAAGACCAAGGGCGTCGCCAGTAAGTGACACTTTCAATTTGCCTTGAAACTTGTTTCAAGGTTATAATTCATCAAAACGGCGCATGCTGAATCAGCGGCTAATACCCATGGAGTATTTATGAGCTATAGCATGACGTACGACAGTCTGCTGGTGGACGTGCGCCGCTACCTTGAACGTGGTTTCACGCAAGAGAGCGACCAGATCGTTTACGACCAGCTACCTCGCCTAATCACATTAGGTGAGCGCCGTATCGCCCGCGAACTTAAAATTCAGGGGTTTATCCGCGCAGTGTCAACTCCTTTGTCTGTCGGCGTAGCTGTCTACCTCAAGCCTGACCGGTGGCGCGACACAATCAGCATGACGGTCAACGGGTCACCTATTTTCGCTCGTTCATACGAGTACTGCCGCAGTTATTGGCCTAACGAGGCTCAGACCGCTGCTCCGCAGTTTTACGCTGACTATGATTACCAACATTGGTTGATAACCCCGTCGCCTTCTGCAGTGCAGACTCTTGAGATTCTGTACTATGAACAACCTGCCCTTCTGGGTGATGATTTACAAACCAACTGGCTTACTGAATACGCACCTGATGTGCTGCTTTACGCAACGCTGCTAGAAGCCACCCCGTTCCTTAAAAAAGACGAGCGTATTCAGACTTGGCAAGCCATGTACGACCGTGCTGCTCAGGCTCTCAACGGAGAAGACCTGAAACGTATCATGGATCGCTCAGCAAACAGGAGTGAAGCGTAATGCCTATTTATACCGATGTCTTTGGTGGTGCAAACATCTACCCGAGCGAAATTAGCTACAGCGCAATAACGCTGACGACCACCGATGTTGTGTTGAGTTGGCCGGAGGAAACCTCTACTAACGTCAACCTCGCGACCCGTATTATTGACGTAACAGCTACTAACGCAGGACGGTCAATCTTTTTGCCAGATGCTCAGAAAAGCGGTGTCGGTAACACTATTCTGTTCAACAATCAAGGCGCACAAACTTTCATAGTTAAGAACGCCGGTGGCACGCAAGTCGCTTCAATTGCCGCTGGAACGGTGTATCAAATTTATTTGACTAGCAACACCACAACAAATGGTTTGTGGGAGTCATTGCAGTTTGGCGCTACGGTATCTGAGGCTAACGCTTCTGCGCTTGCTGGTACTGGTATTGTGGCGGTTGGTACGCTGTTGTCTCAATCAGTGCCTATTACGCAGTTCAACACTGACTACATTGCAGGGGACTCAGACCGCGCCAAAATGTACCTGTGGACAGGGTCAGGGTCAGGGACTTTGACCCTACCTAGCGCTGCTACCGTGGGTAACAACTGGTTCATGTATTTGCGTAACTCAGGTGGTGGTCAGGTTGTACTGACACCTTCTGGTATCAACACAATCGACGGGTTGGCAACAAAAAACTACCAGCCTACTGAATCGTCCGTGATCATCAGCGACGGTACAAACTTCTACACGCTAGGGTTTGGTCAGGCTTCTGTCTTTGTGTTTGACTACACGGTGATCGCAATTGCGGGTACTGGTACGTACACACTGACTGGTTCAGAGCTGAACCGAATCGTTTATAAGTTCACCGGCATTTTGACCGGTAACCGAACAGTAATTGTCCCCGCCACTGTTCAACAGTATTGGATTGACAATTCTACCACCGGCGCTTACACGCTCACTGTTAGAACTTCTGCCGGAACGGGTGTGGCCGTAGCCCAAGGTTCAAGAGGTATTTATTACTGTGACGGCACTGACGTTGTCGATGCAGACACCACTACTGCGAGTTTCCCAATTACGGTCGCACAGGGCGGTACAGGGGCTACTACGGCGGGCGGCGCATTGATTAACCTTGGCGGCACGGCGGTAGGTATCCCTATTTTTGAAGCAGCTAATCAACAAGCGGCTTGGACTGTGCTAGGTGTTGCTCCTGCGGGCGTTGTTAATGGTGGGACTTACTGATGCCTGAATCCACGATAGTCCTGAAGTCTCTCGCCGGTATTAAGCGAGACGGCACTAAGTACGACGGTGACTTTTACATTGACGGACAGTGGGTCAGGTTTCAGCGCGGGCTTCCTAGAAAGATTCTCGGCTATCGATCTATCAATAAATACTTGACAGAAATCTCTCGCGGCTTCAACAGCTTTACCCAGCAGAGCTTGCAGTATTGCCATTCAGCGGGCGCGTCTACTGTTGAGCGTTTTACGATTGACACAACTAAAAACAGCTCTGTCATTAGCAACAGAACCCCTGTTGCGGTTAGCGCAACCGGAACAGTTACTTTGACGGGTGGCGGGGCTGGATCAGTTGATAGCATCACGGTTAACGGCGTGACAATTACATCAGGCTCAGTTTCTTTTACGACTGACTTGGCTACAACGGCTACGGCTGTTGCGGCAAACATTACAGCATTTGCATCTACGCCAAACTACAGTGCTGTTGCTGTTGGAGCGGTAATCACCATCACAGCCGCAACTGCTGGGCAAGCTACTAACGGGTTTGTGGTGGTTGCTAACACGACAACGATCACAACCACAGTAACTAACATGACTGGTGGCGCAAATGCTTTGGTTAGCTCTGCTTACAACCAATGGATGTTCCAGACATCCTATGACGCATCAACCACATATAACTCTATCATTGCGCATGTAGCGCCTAATTTGCAATGTGTCTGTAATGACACCGGCGGTCAGATTTTTTACGGTGATGTTCTAGGAACCGCGCCGTTAGTAGAGATCCCTTTACCTGCTGGGGCTAACACCACCGGCGGCATCGTGATGCTGTTCCCTTACCTGTTTTACTACGGTACAGCTGGTATTATTGGCTGGTCTGTTCCTGGTGACTTTACTGATCTCAGCGGCTCAGGTTCAGGGATAGCGCGTGTCTGGGGTCAGAAGATTGTCAAGGGTATGCCTCTGCGAGCAGGTTCAGGCTCAGCGCCAGCGGGTCTGTTCTGGGCTTATGACGCTGTGATTCGTGCAACTTTCACAGGCGGCGCTACCGTATTTCAGTTTGACACGATCGCCACGGACACTTCTATCATGTCACCTGACTGCGTGGTAGACTATGATGGCGTGTTTTTCTGGTGCGGTGTTGACCGCTTCCTGATGTTCAATGGCGTGGTGCGTGAAGTACCTAACCAGATGAACCTGAACTACTTTTTTGACAACATCAATGAGAGCCAGAGAGCAAAAGTGTTTGCGTTCAAAGTGCCTCATTTCGGTGAAATTTGGTGGTGCTACCCACGCGATGATGCGACAGAGTGCACGCACGCCATTATTTACAATGTGCGCGAGAACTCTTGGTATGACACCGAGCTGCCCGCCTCCGGTCGCGCCTCGGGCGGCTACAACAATGGCTTTGCCGCACCTCTGCTGACAGATTGTATTCCTACCGCGAGCGGCTATCGCGTCTGGATTCATGAGCAAGGTGTTGATGCTATTGAAGGTCAATCAACATTGCCCATCCAGTCTTATTTTGAAACAGCCGACTTGTCTTCACTACCTCAGGGTAAGAACGAATATGTCCGCATAACGGAAATTGAACCTGACTTCATACAGAGCGGTCCCATGACGGTTCAAGTTACTGGTCGCGCTAACGCTAGAGCGCCTGAAGTTTTCAGCAGCGTGTTCTCATTCCCTGAGACCGCCTCTGAGCCTTACCAGCAGATCGTGATGCTTAAAGAACAACGCCGTGAGTTGCGTGTACGCTTTGAGTCAAATGCGGTAGGTGGTAATTACCAGATGGGTCAGATCATTGGACACATTGACTCGGGCGACAGGACGGTGCTCGGATGACCACGATTACTCGCCCCTCTTACATGTCGCTACATGACTGGGCTGATCAGATTGCGCTCGATCTGGACAGTTACGGGGCGCTTAGTCGTCTTGACGGTGACGACTGGCAGAATTGGGCTATGCAGTTTTTGAACAATACTTCGCTAGGTAGAAACTTCCCTCTACCTTACGACTTTGATGATTGGCGTGACTGGGCTGAGCGGTTTGCTCAATCGCTGTCTTAATTGGAGTGACAAATGGATAAGCAACAGATTCTTGAAATAGCAAAGAGCGACCCAAGGTTCTCAAAGGCGGTTTTAACGCTTGAGAATCAAATCGGTGACATGCCGATTACGAGTGAGGGTTTAGATGAACTCGTGCAGATGCTTGAGTTTGCGCTCAATAACCCTGAACAGTATCCCGAGATTGTTGCTTCTGCTGTTAAAGATGACATGGTTGAAGAGGGTGATCTACCTGAGCAGTTCGATCCCGTAGTGATCATCTCACTGTTGGTGTTGTTGTACGGCATGCAAGAGCGCAGTAAGCAGCAGGGGTTCGCTAAAGGCGGCTTGGCTTCTTTAGGTCGCCACGGCGATACGATGCTAGCGCATATCAATCCGCGTGAAGCTGCGATGCTTAAGCGTATGGGCGGCTCAGGAACGATCAACCCACGCACAGGGTTACCTGAGTACAAGTTCAGTCTCAAGAAGTTTTTAGCTGTTGCATTACCGATTGCGTTGGACTTTATCGTCCCTGGAGCTGGCTCTGCAATCGGCGCTTCTATGGGTTTCACCGGTACAGCCGCCACCATGGTGGGTGGTGCGGTCATTGGCGGCGGTACGGCTGCTCTGACCGGCGGTGATCCGCTGAAAGGCGCATTGTTGGGCGGTTTAGGCGGTGGTCTAGGTGAATACGTAGGCGGGGCTGCTAATACCGGATTAGGTTTGAATTTAGGCGCTGCCGGTCAGAATGTTTTAGGTAATGCGCTCGTTGGCGGTCTGGGCGGTGTGGCGTCTGGTCAAGGTTTCTTGAAAGGTGCGGCTACAGGCGCTCTAGGTACTTACGCAGGTCAACAACTCGGCGACTTGACCGGTAACGCTTCGCTTGGCGCGGGTGGTAAACAGTTCGGTAAAATGATTACTGCCGGTTACGACCCCAAGTCTGCCGTTTTAGGCGGGGCGTTAACAGGTCTGGCGAGCGGTATGTCTCGTCCTGCTCAAACACAGAGCAACATAGGTTTGAAACCTTCTGACGCAGTCATTGAAGGTTTGAAGATGCCTAAGGGTGGAGATTACTCATACAGCGGCGTGCCGGAAGCTGGCTTTGGAACAAAAAACTTTATGACTGGTGAAATGGGCTACAAAGGTCCCGAGAATTTCTCAGTCGATTATTCTTTGACGAATCCAGCCGCGCCAATAGCAACCGGCGGATACGGCGCTCAAGACATGGGTGTGGGTTTGAACGCACCTCAGCAGTCTCCGTTGGGACAACTTAAAACAGCTGGGACCACCGGTAGTTCTAGCCCGTTCACAATGAAGAACGCGCTAATGGGAGCCACGTTACTGAGCAGCCTCGGTAGCGCTCCTCCGCAGGTTCAACAGGCGGTCAGCAAGATGTCCCCTGAGCAGCAGGAGTACTTTAACCGCCCTTCAATCAGCTGGGATTGGAACAAATTACAGGGTGACGCTAATGCTAGCAATGTTAGCCTGACTGAATACATGGCGCGGAGTTGGCCAAAAATCACTTCTGGCGCTTATAATATGCAACCAGCGACCACCAATCCTCCTGCGATGGCAAGAGGTGGCGCTCTGTCAGCTGTTGCCCGATTCGCTCAAGGAGCAGGTTCTGGTCGAGCAGACACCATTGATGCTAAACTCTCAGATGGTGAATACGTGATGGACGCAGAAACAGTAGCAATGCTCGGCGATGGCTCTAACAAAGAGGGTGCTAAGCGCCTCGACGCCATGCGCGGAAAGATCCGCTCACATAAAGGTAAAGTGTTGGCAAAGGGTAAATTTAGTCCTAACGCCAAGTCACCTCTCAGCTATTTGAAAGGGGTTGCATAATGGGCAGCTTATTCCAAGGGTCGCCTCAGACCGCTACGTCTTACACCACGTCATCCACCGAGACCCCGAAGTGGATGCAGGATGCGATTTATAACCAAATTCAAGTCGCTCAGAACATTGCCAATACGCCTTACCAGCCGTACGACATGCCTACTGTGGCTGAATTGTCACCGCTACAACAGCAAGCATACAAGCAGGTTCAGGCTAATCAAGGTTTCTATCAAGGCGACTTAGACAAAGCTCAGTCGGGCATGTACGAGTTCGGCAGCAAAGGTACAGCTGACGCGTTAAAACAGGCGCAAAGTCAGTATTTGCGTCAAGATTTGGTCGGTAAAAACCTAGACGCGGGTCAAGGATATTTCAATAGAGCCGGTCAGATGGACATCGTGGGCGCGGCTCAGCCGTACTTGTCACAAGCGGGTCAGCAAAACATCATGGGTGCGGCTAATCCCTACCTACAGCAGTCAGGTCAGACGACCGCTGAAGCCCTGTCTGACAAGGCTTTAACCGCCGCTAACCCTTACTTGCAAGCCGCCGCTAAAAGTGCCGCATCAGGTATCAGTCAGTACGACAGCCCGTACCAACAAGGCGTCATGGACGTCATCGCCAAGCAGGGTGCTCGTAATTTGAGCGAAAACCTGTTACCTGCCGTGTCTGACCAGTTCATCAAGGCGGGTCAGTTTGGCGGCACACGTATGGGTGAGTTCGGCTCACGTGCGCTGCGTGATACACAAGAGGCTATTCTTAATCAGCAAGCTCAAGCTGCTCAACAGGGTTACGGTCAGGCGCTCGGCGCTTCTCAAGCAGACCTCGCTCGTCAAGCTCAATTGGCTGGCACTGTGGGTAGTATCTCGGGTGCGGATTTGTCTCGTGTTCTGCAAGGCGCTGGTCAATACCAGAACCTCGCACAGACCGCAGGTTCGTTGACCGGTCAACAGCAACAAAACTTGACTAACCTAGGTCAAACCGCCGGTCAAATGACAGCTCAACAGATGTCTCAGCTGGGTAACCTTGGCCAAATGCAGACTAGCGCGGGTCAGGCTCAACAGCAGTTCGGTCTTACCGCTGCTCAAGCTACACAAGCAGCTCAGGCTCAAGATTACGCGCGACAAATGTCTGCTTTGCAGAATTTTGCCAACATGCAACAGCAGGAGCAAGCTATGCGCTCAGCTGACGTAGCGTCACTTGAAGGCGCGGGCGCGGCTCAGCAGGGTCAAATGCAGCAGCAACTTAACGCTGCTCAACAGCAGTACATCAACGAGCAGAACTATCCCAAACAGCAAATGGATTGGCTCAGCACGCAGATTCGCGGCATGGCTCCAATCACACCGCAAACCACAACTAACACGGGCACGTCCGTCGGCGCTACGTATTCACCTTCACCGCTGTCTCAGCTGGCGACCGGTCTCTATACGTACAAAGGTTTGAGCAATATTTAAGGAGCAGGTATGGGATTTGAACTCAACCGCATAATGCAGCAATACGGGGTAGGTACTCCTGGCAGGGTTAACTATTCAGGTGCAACTCCGGTTGATCCTGGCACACGCCCAGTCGCTACGGACACACTGACAGGTGACAAGCTGACCGCCGCGCAAACTAACTATGATTCGCTCTTAGCTAAATACAACATTGACAAAGCTAACGCTCCCGCTGACACGGCTGCGTATGACGCGTACAAGAAAGAGTATCAAACCCGTTTGATGAATACTCCGATGTACATGCAATCTCAGTTTCAAACCGGTTATGAACCTAAGTCTGCTGGATTGCAATGGGCAACTAAGAGTGACAAAGACCCTTCGCCGGACCCAATCACTGGTCGAAATATTGGTATCAAGCAGTACAACCAAAACATTCAAGATTACGCCGCTAAAAACCCGAACGCTTATTCAAGCGCTATTAATGCGTATGCAGATTTGTATGGCATTAGCGGTCAAGACATTTATAACGCTACTCAGAATCGTTGGGGAAACGTGCTGCAAGCGCCTAAGTACGGACCAACTTTTACTCCGACAGCCACCGTAACAGCACCAACGGTCACCACTCCAACGGTCACCACTCCAACTGTCACCACCCCAACAGTTACAACCCCTATTGTTACTACCCCTATCGTAACCACACCTACTGTAGTTGATCCCGTGGTAGATCCTGTAGTTGATCCCGTGGTAGATCCAGTGGTAGACCCCGTAATCACTGACCCTGTAGTAGATCCGGTGGTTGATCCGGTGGTTGATCCCGTGGTTGAAATACCGTCAATTTACACAAAGCCAATCATCAATGATATTCCTGACACTGTTGACACCAATATCCCGTTAATCATTCCTGAAACTCCTCTTGAGTTGCCAGATTTTACAGTTGAAAAACCAAAAGAAGACAAGTCGTTTTTTGATGACCCAGACCTTGTTGAATACGGACCTTCAAGGGGTTTAATGAAAAACCCAGAAGACCTACCAGAAGAGTTTGATAAATACTTAGTTGACAACTCATTTAACCTTGACGGAAGTTACGATTTCCGCGGAAGCGACTACAATTTTGGCGGCTCCGGAGGCGGCGGTAAATACTTTGACGATCAAAATATGGCTACGATGGCTTTTGCTGAGGGCGGTCAAGTGAAAACTCATTATCAAACCGCCGGTAGCGTGAGTTTACCTAGCGGCTACGGAAGCGCTGAGGAAGAAGCAGACTTTCTCGCTCGTCAAGAGCGTGACCGCGCACCGGTTGAGATTAGCCCTGTCGACATGAGCAGCCCCCCGCCGCCTATGATTTCAACGCGGGCAGAAGCCGAGCCAGTCAACGCGCCTCTGGCTACTATTGCTATGAACGAGGCTCCCGTGGCTCCAGCTGTTGTAGCCGCGCCTAAGCCCCCACCCGTAGCACCGCCAGCGTTCGGCTCTGAGCGTATGGGTAACATTCAAGCCTTGCTCGCTGCGTACGGTCCAAAAGACGGTGCTTACGGAGAAGATTTGAAAGCCGCCCGCGCTAGCGCTAAGGCTGAGAGCGACGCATTCGCTAAGATGCTCAGCAGCGCTATGAAGTCCCCCGAAGATGAGAAATCTTCTAAGGCTGAGATGTATTTCAGATTGGCGTCTGCGTTCGGCGCTCCCACTAAAACCGGCCACTTTGCTGAGAACCTCAGTATGGTCGGTAAAGAGCTGGGTGAATACTCTAAAAACAAACGCGCTTCTGCTCAACAGAAACTCGCTCTGGCTCTTGAAGGTCAGAAGATGAAGATGACCGCAGCAAAAGAAGACTTGAACACCTTGCGTTCGCTAGCTGGCGAAGAGATGAAAGACAAGCGAGCGATCGCTACAGAACTCATCAAGGATTATATCAAGTCTGGTGAGCCGCAGTCTTCCGCAGGTAAGCAAGCGAAGGATGAGGGGTTGACACCAGGAACTCCTGAGTACCAGAAGCGCGTAGAAGTTATCGGCAATATGAATATTGAAGGTAAACTGGCGCAGATTACGGCCTCGTTAGCGGGTGTAAGCACAACGGCTGCTAATTTGGCTCTGGCTCAGGAAAAATTCCAAAACCAGAAACAACAGCAAGCTAAGCTGAGCGGACCTGAAATCAAAATGAAGAGCGAAGCTGAAGACCTTATCGCCTCTAGCAAGCAATCTCTGCTTGATTTGAAACAGGCGTACGCGCTGAACCCGAACACATTAGCGGGGGGCTGGTTGGAGAAAGGGCAGCAGTTCTTGGGTGAAGCGGCGGGTTCTAAAGATCCTACGATTGTCAACACACGTATCCTTAACAACCTGCTCGGTTCTCAGGGTCTGGCTAAGTTGAAAGCAACCTTCGGTGGCGCACCGACTGAAGGCGAACGCGCAATCTTGATGGAGCTTGAAGGTATCGGCGCTAAAACTAAAGAAGAACGCGGCGCAATCATCAAACGCGCTTACAGAGTGCTTCAGGACCGCGTCGCTCGTGAACAATCACGTCTTGATCAAATCACTTCGGGCGCTTACCGTATGACTGCCCCGCTTGAGGAAGGAACTGAATAATGGCTACAGCTAATCCGTACTTGGGCGGTGCTCGTGCCGTCCTCGGTCAAGGTCTCGGTATGGGCTGGGGTGATGAAGCCGAAGCATGGCTCCGCTCAAAGCTCGCCGGTAGCAAGGGTTACGAGACTGAACTCGCTAGAATCAATCAAGAATATGCGCAGTATTCTAAAGAGAACCCGTTTGTGGCTCCGGCTCTTGAGTTCGGCGGCGGGGCTGCTCCTGCTTTAGCTGCGATGCTGACCGCTCCCGCTACTGGAGGCGCTACTGCTCCGGTCGCCGCTAGCGCTTTAGCTCGCTTAGCAGCAAACCCTTACGTGCGCGGCGCGGTGACCGGCGGTGTGACCGGTGCTGTCTCTGGCGCGGGTTCTGCCCAGCCAGGAGAACGAGGCGCGGGGGCAACTACCGGAACAGTGGTCGGAACAACACTCGGCACAGCTGCTCCGGCAGTCATTCGCGGTAGCGGTGCGGCTGCTAAGTGGTTACGTGACCGGCTCGCCCCTAGCGAGGCTAGCGTGACTAAAACAGCTCTAGGTAAAGTTTCCCGTGCTATGAACGAGTCAGGTATGACTCCTCAGCAGATTGAGCAGAAGGTCGTTCAAGACCGTGCTCGTAATATTCCGTCAACCATAGCTAACGCTGACCCCGCCCTAGTTGACCTCGCCGAGACCGTTGCCCAGCGTAGCGGTCCCAGCGGTCGTTTAGTTGAGAAGAAACTCGGCGAGCAAACCGCCGGTGCTCGTGAGCGCACTTACGCACAAACCCGTAAAGGGATCAAGTCTGGTAACTTCTACGCTGATGAGCAGAAGATGATGAAAGAGTTGCGTAAGCAAGCTGATACGCTTTATGACGACGCGTACGCTTTTGGTGACGTAGATGACCCCCGCATCATTGATGCTTTGAAGAACCCTCGTTTTCAAGAGTTCTGGAGCAAAGCGCGTAGCATTGCTGACACGGAAGCTCAAGCGGCTAAGTTGCGCGGTGAAGACCCCAGCAAGTTTGCCCTGCCCGAAATCTACAAACCCACTGGTAAATTTGACGCCAACGGTAATGAGATTTTAGAGTTGGCAAAATTGCCTGACGTCCGCACACTTGATTACGTCAAGCGCGGTATCGACGCAACGATTGAAGCTGGTTACACAAGTGCTAAAGGTATGAGCAGCGCTGAAGCTAACGCTCTCAAGCAGCTCCGTAATGTCTACGTAAACGCGATTGACGAGGCTACAGGCGGCGTGAACTCACCTTATCTCAAAGCTCGTCAAGCCTACTCCGGTGACATGGAAGTGCTTGAGGCGATGCGCGCAGGTATGAAGGACTTCAACAAGCTAGACCATGAGCAAGTGATTGACATGATCAGCAAAATGGGTAACGCTGAAAAAGACGCGTTCCGCACAGGTGTTGTTCGTGACATCTACAGCAAAATAATGGATCCGACTGCTGCTAATTTGAACGCCGCACAGCGTATCATCGGCTCGCCTGAGATGCAAGCTAAGTTGCAGCCGTTGTTTGACAGCCCTGCTAAGTTTGAGATGTTCAAGTCGGCTCTTGAGCGTGAGGCTCAGTTGTTCCAACAATCCAACCGCATCCTTGGTGGCGCGGCTACCGGAAGACGCACTCAGGCGCGTGAACGCTTTGAGGAGGACTCAGGGGTAGGGGCAGCAGTTGCGGATGCCGTGACGGGGACGTTCTGGAATTCTTTCACAAACATGGCAGCACGTGTAGCACGCAGCGCTACGATGACTGATGAAGTTGCTGAGAAAGTCAGCAAATTGCTCATGTCAAGTGACCCGCATGAAGTTGCGGCGGCTGTTAAATTGATTGAGCAGTACAATGTTAAGGCTACCGCAGGGGCGGCTAAGCTCGGTAAAGGCGAGACGGGTGCGATCATGGGTACTGTGACAGCATTCCCGCCTTCACCGATTGATCCTAACGCCACGCCAGAGAATATTGAAGCGTCGGATATCCCTAACATTCCTGGCAGCCGCTTGATCGGTCCGGACATTGATGCGGACATCGAAGCTGACTTGAAGAAAATGAAGTAAAATTCACCTCACTGTCTCTTTTAGAGCAGTTGCCACTTTTAACCCCGCTCCGGCGGGGTTTCTTTTTGCTCAACGTCCATGAGCACGCGGTTACGTAGCCTGAGTATGATGCGAATATGTTCAGCGGCGTCCGGTTGACCTTCACGGTCTGCACGCGCTATAGCGTCTAACAACTCCCGCTGGGTTCTGTCCCAATGTAATCCTGGTCCGAGCAGTGAGCGAATATACGCCCACGGCATTACATACCGCCCGCGAGCCTATTCCACTCTTGATTGAACAGCACTGAGTTAACTTTGTTAGTCAGTGCGTAAGCGCAGTCAAGCGCTGTCTCAAGTGAAATAATGTTTACGCGGCGGTATTTGTTATCAGTTATCATTTGCTCAAGCGCGGAGAGTGCCCCGCGAATGATTTTGACTTCATAGATGTCAACCCCTACTTTCGGATCGGCTCCCGCTGCATTGATTAATGCGCGGAACATCATCCACATCGGCACGCAGAAGTCATCACAAGGTTCACCCTCGGATCGCATGTAGAGCTGGATCTTTTGATCAAGAATAGCCTTGCGCATGTTTTCACGCGCTACTAGCTTAGCAATCGGGTTCAGACCGACCTGCTTTTTGACCCGTGTAGGGGTTATTTTAGCCATCAGAAGTTTTTGTTGTAAAACGTGCGTAATATTTTGGCGAGGTCTTCAGTCTTAAATTCGCCGCCTTCGCCGCTTTCTACTTCACCAATCCAGACCGTACCCGTGTTAGGCACGCGACCAGGAGCGATGAATAAATCACCGACTTGAATATGCCAAGGGCATGCGGGTTCAAAAGTTTCCATTAATGTTCTCCTGCTTTTTCAGTTAATTCGTTGATGATTCGTTTCTCATCTTCAGCGGTCATCTTTTTCTCAAGCCATTTTGCTTTATAACCTTTACGGTCATAAACCTCAAACTCAACGTCAAACCAACCGCCGTAGTGATCCCAGTCGCTAACCCAATTGTTGTAGTCTGGTTTCTGATAATACCCTGCGGTCATTTCAACCTTGCAAGGTATTCCTCTAATATGGGTTTCAATCATTTGTACCTCGTCTCGTAAAGCCAGCGAGCCATGAGCAATGCCTCCGCACGATCAGAGTGTTTCTTCAAGTTCATCGGCGCTTCAGGGAACATGCGAATCGCGAGCGCCCTGCTCATTTCTTTGTCGCTAGTCAGTTTGAAATGTTTCTTCCACTGCGACGGGGTCATGTAAACTGTTTCAAACCGACACCCTGCAATAGAAGCTCGGGCAGAGCCGAAACTGTCCCCGAGGCTAAAGATAGAAGACGACCCCTGTCCAGGCATGGCGTTCACCCGCTCAAGCGCAACGCATACCGCCTCCTCAGCGGGGGCGTGCTTCCTGAGCAGGGTGATCAACCCAGCGGGGTCAACTTCATTCTTCACAGCTCCTGAGCCTTTAGCTACAATCGGCATATCTTCCACGGCTACAAAAGCGCCATCACGAAGAACGCCAATAGCGCCGCTGAGTCCTGGATCAATACCGATTGTAATCATAAAGCCTCGTAATTCTCACAGCCCGCACGCTGAGCGTCCATGCTGAGAGTTACCTTGTTGAGTTCACACGTCCAAGTCCCTGCTGGGGTCGGAGTGGCCATAGCGCATGTGCGGCAGTGACGTAAGGGTTCAGCCTCACGCACGCAGACCGCCTTCATGCTACAAAACTTACACCCGAAGCTGCTACCGTCATCACTGATACCGGCAGGGCGCAGACGCGCCTCAGTCAGCTTAATGATTTTCTGCTTCAACTTCTTCTGTGTCTCTTTGTCTTCCTTGACACGCTCAACGTAGAACTGCTCATCGTCTTTGCAGACCGCGACGTAAAGGGCGCGGGTAAAGCCGCCGAGCGCCATGCTAATCTGAACCTGTGCATAATGCAGCGGTTTAGACTCCTGAATACCCTTCTTAGCGACACCGCTAAAGCTGTTCTTGTTGTGCGTCTTGACCTCGAGCACGTGAGGTGTGTCGCAATCTGGCACATCTTTGATGACCCCGTCCACCTTAGTTATAAAGTGGCCAGTTTCATCTATGAACTCAAACTGACGACCGTCTTCCTGTTTATCCCAGACGGCAAATCCTGCGCGGCGCAGATCAGCTACGATCCGCTCCTCCTGCAAGTGTCCCGTCTCAAACAGGCGAAGCATACGTCCTTCAAAACCTTCACGGGCAAACCCGCGCCAGTCAAGCCAGACCTGTCGTATGCATTCTTCGCCTATGAAAGACGAGCCAAGCCGCCCGAGATAGAGGTCGGTTGACGACTTCTCTTTCTCAATAGCAGCGTAGACCCTGTTAATGATCTGCTGCTCTGGTCTAGGCGGTATGGCTACCATGGCTCAATCCCAAGGGTTAGCGGACTTGCTAGCGGGGGCTGCTGCGGGAGCAGGTTTAGCGGCGGGTTTAGGCGCTGCCTTAGCTGGCGCGGCTTCCTGATTGAACAAGAATGCTTTAATGCGGTTACTGTCAGAATAACCACCAGTGCCCTTCTCAATACTGACCGCCGCGCTGAACGGCTTGTCAAGCAGCTTGTCAGTGTCGTCTGCGTCAGGCTTACCGCAAGCAGTAGCCCATGCCACCATCTGTTGACGACCAATACGCTGAGCCTTTTCGCTAGGATTGTTGATGTTGAAGTTTTGCCAGATCAAACGACCGGTGTACTCACCCTTGACGACTTCAAACTTCACTTTGATGTAAGAACCCGTACCGGCGCTGGTCGCTTTCTCCTCAGCGTCAAGTGCTTTCAACACGTACTCGCCATCAGGGATGGGATCATACGAACCGCCGGTAGCACCGGTGTCAGGGGTGACGTCAGAGACGTCAAAGCCAAATTTAGCCATGATAATTTCCTTAAGTTATTTAGAGATTGGGATCAGTTTTTCGATATTTTCGATTGTCATCTCAATATCGTCAGGACAGGTGTACCGGTTCTTAGCAGCGAACGCGGGGTTCTCAACAAAGTGAAGCAAGCGCTCACCAGTCGTTACGCCTCGTGTTTTCTGGTTATTGAAACCGGAGTCAGACTTGCGAATGATCACCTTGAACGCAGCAAACGCGAGCACATCAGCCCACTCCTGCAGCAGCGCGTTGCAGCGGTTAGGCAGCTTAGGCTGGAAGCGGTCGTAGGGTTCAGTACGCGGGTCTTCAAACTTCACCACGGCAGCGTGAGCGATCAGCACGACATTCATACGGCGCTTTACACGCAGCACGTCCAGCCCTTGCAGGATCTCGCGGAACTCCTCAGCAACGAGCATCTGACCTTTACCGTAGGCAAGGTCTTTAGCGTCATGTGAAGATTCCACGTTGCTCACGATGAGCGGCTCAATAAGCCAATCAACCGAGTCGATTACGACGGTCTTGAACTCGTGATCCTCTTTGATGAGAGTCTTGATGTTCTCGACCACGTCCTCAACCTTAGTTGCACGCGGGAAGCTGGTAACGTCTAACGAGTCTAGCCCGTCCTCAGTGCTGATGAAAATCGGCGCTGGGAACTTGCTAGCCAAGGTAGACTTACCGATACCGTGACCGCCGTAAATACAAATACGGGGTGGCACGTCCTGTTTGCCTTTTCTCAAGGCGTCTTGCCAGTTTGACATATTTTTCTCCTTTCGTGGGTTAAAGCGGTTTGTCATCCGCTGTTTCAAAATCGTCATAGTCGAGACCCATCTGCCCAAAGTCCCAACGCTGAGGCATGTACGAGAACGAGTTACGATCCCAGCTCAGCACATTGATAATGTCGTCCTGCTCACTTGCTACTACCATGCAAACTGCGCACAGCGTAGGGTCGCCAACCATCAACAGGTGGTCGCCATTTTGCCATTCAGCCATGACACGACGCGCCTTAGCGATCATGCCTGTCGTGTCGTAAGGTTTACGCGGATTACCGAAGACCGCACGCAACGCGCCGTACTTCTTCGCGTCCGAGAGGTCTTTGTTATTGTCTACTTGTACTACGTAGACAGTTCGTTGATTACCGTGTTCCATTTTTAACTTTCCTAGTTTTCTTAGGTGGTGGTGCCACTAAAGCGATCTGCTCAGGAGTGAGATACTCAGAGCAGCCGACCGCTATGGCGATTTTTATCGCCTCTTTGTTGTACCAGTCATAGTCTAAATCAGCTGGGTGTGTGACCTTGTCAAGCAGGGTCATGCATGCCTTAGCGCCTTCGGTTTTCGGAACCTTGTTGCCATTCGTAGCGTACTTGATAGGCTCATTGCTAGCATCCGTTGATTGATACCACCGTACGACTTTGCCAAGATAAACGCCGTTCTGCTGACCGCCGCCGGTAACATTTCGGGCACTGATAAAGTCCGTGAACGGAGCAGACCTAATCGTGTCTTCAAACGGAGTACCCTCTGCCAGCCATGCTCCCACAGCATCTGACGATACCTGAGCCGTTGGGTTTTTCTTGAGAGATAACGGCGCATAGATTCCTTTCACTTTTAATTTGCGATCAGGTTTGACCGCAATGTAATTATTGACATCTTTGACAGCTAAGGCGCGATACGGCGTGTACTCAAATGAGAAACCAGACACCTCGCTGAATTTGTTGACAACCTTCTCAACCAGCTCTTTCTGCTCCTTAGTGTAACGAATTGCAATACCGTCAGTATTAGCTGACAAAGTCAAAGCCCCTGCTCGCTCAAGCCACTCAATCAACATGAGCAGGGTGAACTGCCCAGTCAGCGTGACCGCCAACATCAAGTCCGGCGAGTACAACACCGAGAAGCGGCTAGCGAGTTTGCCAAACGTACCATTCAATGAAATCTTCAGGGTCGCGTCGGTGATTTTGTCGCCGTTACGCTTTGCTTCTAGGCGGCGCTCATAGATCTTGCGGTACTCTTCTACGAAGCGCTTACCTAACGCGACCGGTATGAACCCGCACTCAAGAATGATACTCGGGTAGAACGAAGCCGCGTCAATGTCGCACATGTGATCATCACCAGCGATGTGACACACCTGCCTATCATGTACGCTGTGAATACCGCCCACGCCGAGCTGGTACTCGCCGCTGCCGAATTTAATCGTCTTTAGCCCGAGAAAATCTGGAAGCCTGACGTGCCCAGTGACGGGGTTCATGTTGAACACGTGCTCAGAGACGCGATCAAGCAGCCCCTGTAGCTCGGCATCCATAAACTTCAGGAACGCCGGAGGCGTATATCTGACCGTCTTAGGGATGTCATTATCCTGACGTTTGAGACCCATGCTGGTGATGTAAGCCTGTTCAGCCATTTGCGAGTCAGACTTGCTACGCATGTCGGCTCCGTAACGGCGGCTCATCTCAACGCGCAGCATAAGCTCACCCTCGAGTTGATTCAACAGCTCAGCCGTTGTGTCAACGTCGTTGTGGCAATACTCAAGTAGCATCGGCTCTTGATCAGGGGTGATCATGTCGTCGTGAGCGATCGGCATATCCTGCAACTTAGGCATGTGCATGCGAGCACCATAGGCTTTCAAACCTACGAATGACGGGGCGACCTCAATCAAGTCAATGTCATCAAGAATAACGCTACGTAAATTATGCTTACGCATCGCATTCCACGGCGCTAGGCGGTTCGTGATGATGTCATCAGCAATGCGCTTGATCTCAATCTCAGTCCTGCCGAGGCAGAACGCCGCCACAACCGCGTTGTCAAATGACTTGCTGTTGAAGCCAATAAATGTACTGTCTGACTGCTGCACGAACCGCGTAAGGCGAGCCGGTGCGTCGTCATCATGACGCCACAGGTCAAACCACTCGCCCGTCTCAATGTTCTTTGCGCAGAACAAAGTGCGGTTAGGTAGAGTTTCAGTATCAAACACCCAAGTGCCCATTTCAGTCTTGGTTAACATAGCCACGAGTCGGCTCAGCACCGTCACTGCAAGCCGCATCAGCTTTACGCTGCTCGATCTCAATCAGCTTCTCAAGGAAATGAACGGCTTTCTGTAAGTCTTGAATCGGGTTACCTTTGAGGTAGCACCGCTCAACGTACTTAGTAGTAGCCGCCTGAAAGTAATTCAGGTTCAAACGATTCACACGGTCCCAGTGCTCCTCGCCGCCGTGCTTGTAGTGATTACCGCCTATTTGTTTTTGATTAGCCGCGCTCATGCTGCGTATTCCTTAATCATGTTGAAGATTTCGCGCTCGCGACCGACCAGAATCAACTCTTCCGCATAGCTGATGTAGCGGTCAAATACGCGGCGCATGCGTTTGTTACCCAATGAAATTTCCCGAGCGCAAAACAACGCACCCTGAGCTACGTCAGCGAGTTTGAGAGTGCGCTTGTCTTCAGGCGAGAGGTGAGGCATGACGATTCCGGCAGCGGTCATAAGTCGCAGCTCTAATTCGTCTACCTTACCGCCGATGCCGAACTCACGCTTAGCGGGGGAGGGGATGTCACCGGTCTGATGTTCAGCGAGGTCGTGAAACAACGCAGCCATCAGCATTTGACGACTCGCCATCGGATCAAACAACAAACACAGCATAGCTACGCCGTGAGAGTGATGACCGACTGTTTCAGACACGAGAGTGGTGACGGTATGATACCGCTTCACTTCGCTTCCAGCCAGAATAAAATCGAGAGTATGTTTCACAAAAAAGTTCTCCAGTTAGCAGTTATGTAAGAAATTATAGCTCACATTTCTTACAAAAAGTAAATTATTTTTTCAGCGTCTCCCGCATCTCATTTATCTCGTCATCTTCCTCTTTGATCTTGCGAGCGTGGTCGCGGCGGTCAATCCAATCAAAAGCGGCGCGACGCCAGTCTTCAGCGCGGATCTTAGCGGCATAGCTGCGACCGTCACCGGCGTGAATCTTACGCACACGACTGATCATAGCCATAGGGCGGGCGATGTGCTCAAAGAACGGGTTAGCATAATGTATACGCTCATTGAACGGGTCATGGCAGAACATCTCACACTCCGTCAGGAATAACTTGTACTCGCCATTCAGCATGATCGGCAGCGGACGCACCGAGCCGTTAGAGTAATGGTCATAGTCATGTGAGTCCGGCGGGGACACCAAGTAAGGCTTCGCGTTATAAAGTTCTGTGTACAAGTGAAAATTATTACTCACTTGACGGTACACGCCGATTCTGTGCGCTATGGCGGCGGCAATGAACTCTTGCAGGAAACTAAAGTGCACAGCGTTAGCGCCGTAAGCACCCCACCAGATATCGTTAGACCGGTTGATCACCGTCATGTTGAGGCGACCGCCGCGTGTATCAAAGATGACCTGCATGTTACATGCCTTGTCCTTGGTCTTCTTACTCAAGTCAGCATCGTCCCACATTTGAATAACGGCTTGACGACTGTTAGGGTCGCGGCGTAGCATCTTGATGACATCGTCAAGCTGGTCATGACCGAAGTGTTTACGCCAGCGGTGACCGTAGGCAGCGTTAAATGTCTTGCCGTCGTCGCTGAACTCGACCATACGCTTATTGAACTGCTGTAAGAACGCAACATCGTTACGCCCAGCGAGCATCCAGATTGACTCCATCAAGTGGAAGATAGGGTTCGCGTCACGACCCCTGTGAAACAGCACCCGCTCAGACGGACACTTATAGACCGTGGTCACCATCTCTGGGTACACGATTGCGGGACCATTGCGGGTCTGCTCAGGTTGTAGGTTGAGCACTTTGAGCTTCCAGAATATCTCACTGAAAGCCTGATTGACGTTGCGTACGACTAACTCCATTTAGAACTCCGTTTCTGGTTGATAATTTGTTTTAGGTTTACCCTCGCTGAGCACAGCGCGGCAGTACTTGCTGAACTCACACATGCAGTTCTGCACATCGTGCAGCGTCATGTCTATGATTTCTAACTTGTCAACAATCTCGCTAAAGACGATGCTCAGCTCGGCATTGAACTCTTTCTGCTTCCACGTGGCGTAAGGCGACTTGCCTAACAAGTAGTTGAGACCGCGTGAACTCCCTGGACCCACCGGTGCATAGCTGTATAAGTCCTCAGCCGTGTCCAGATGACCAGGAGCATAAGTCAAATCAGCAGCCACTTGACCGGCTATGAAAGTGCTAATGCCGAAGCACTTGCTTAACTCAGTCACAAAGCGTTCTATTGTCGGTGCCTCGCCCGCCTCCCATAGCGTGTTGTCAATGCTCTCAGCGTTCTCAACGGCGCTGCCGATGATGTATTTTGCCACCGCCTTAGACTTGTTGCCTCCTGGCTCCATCTTAGTCGGGTAGAGCATGTACGCGCCGGAGTAGACCTTCTTGCCGTCGTTCTTGATGCGCTCAAGCGTGTGCTCAAACATGTCAGCGTCAAACTCTTGCGGAGTGCAGGGAATGACGCCCTTGTTGATGAGCGCTTGTAGCGTGGGTGGCCAGTTGATCAGGCGAGCGATCAGCAGGGTGAACCAGAGGTCAGAGCGCTCAAGGTGCGGGGTTATCAACTTATCAATGATCCACTGCGAGACGCGGTCGTCACAGCGGTGAATATTGGTAAACTTGTATTTGTCAAGCACGGGGTCTTTAGTCCACGGGGCGCTGTGACCGTTCTCACGGGCAAGGCGAATAGCCTCTCGCTCCCAGATGAAATAAAGCAGACTTGGCATCGAGCACACAGTCTCCGGTGTCGGCATCGGGTATGGGCAATTGTCACGCATTTTCATTCTCCTTCAAATACGCTACAACACCAGAGACGGGGTCTTGCCAATCTAGGAAACGAACGTCATAACCGCCCGCTTCAGTTAGTATTTCTGCGCTCCTATGACATTGCTCATACGCCGTGCGCATGGTCTTCTCGGGATCAAATACTTTCTCATTACCCGCCGCCGCGCGACGCTGCAAAACCCGCTCTAAGCAGATCTCCCAAGGGGTGTTCAAGAACGAGAATATCGCGCCGTGGTCTTTCAGTATCGGAGCTACATGCCCGCCGCTGCTTGACTTGCTCATCAGCAACCCTTCAACGAGCACATGACCGTGGCCATGCGCCTTGACCACGCGATCAGCGATCTCCTCTTGTGTTTTGATTCCGTCTGCGCCGCCGCATGTGTTCTCGTAGCTACCTACTACAAACACAGGGGTCATAATACCCCAAACAGAGGCATCTACTTTGTAACCCAACGGGCGGTCAGGTTTACCACCCAGCGCCTGAGTCGGCAGTTTAGTGAGGAAGCGCCGCACGATTGTGGTCTTGCCAGAACCATTGCAGCCGCGAATATTGACAATCTGGCTCATAGGAAATACTCCGCTCTAAAGGGTGAACCGGTCTCAGGAAACACGGCGGCTTTCTCTTTCACGGTCATAGGTGAACTCTCACATTCAACACGCAACCATTCCGGCAGCAGTTGAGACCGCATGTCTTTGAACACATCGGTGTAAGCGTTTTGACCGCGCAAGTCAGCCCACTCAATGCGCTCCTGCGCCATGTCGGCGTAAACTCCTGGGTACCGACGACCGAAGAAATGATTCTTGAATGTGCAGAGGTTTGACTCCATAGTGAAGCGACCAGCATTAGGTACGTCAGGGTGAGCGGCTTTAAAGTTATCAACAAACTTATCAGCCTCCGCAGCGAGGAAGCCGCACATCAAATTAAATTTAGGGTAGTTACCCTCCTGCCCGTTAGGTAGGCGCTTGTCCCAGACCAGCTCATCTTTGCCTATCAAGAACAGCATTCCATTGCGGTGTGACTTGCTACCTGACTTGTCGCTGAACAACAGGTCATCACAGTCAGCGCCGAACCCGTTCAGGTGAACATACTCTAGGTAGCTGAACGATGACAGGCGACCGAACGAAAAGTACGAGTCACGCACGTGGCTCCACAACTCTGAGTATGCGCCAGTGAGCATAGCTTGCTGCGAGCCGCTAACTTCAACGAGCTGGGCGTAAGTCTTGATCGCGGGCACTGTGTCTTTCTTTTGATACCGGCGGTCAGTGTCAAACTGTAGCGTATCCCACTCAGCATTGAACCATTCCTCAAACTTAGTCAGCGCCGCGCCCGCAGGAGGAACCATCGGCAGCTGATCAAATATGCGCAGCGAGGTGATTGGGTTCTGCGTCAAGCCGTTCAAGAATGCGAACCAGAGCTTCTGCTCAGCGTTCCAATTATGGCGGCGAGCGAGTTCAGGCATGTACAAGTAGACGAGTCCTGGCATAACCCCGTGCTCAAGATTCATCTTGTAGAGCGCGGTGAAATACTCTGCGCGGTTTTTCGGCAGACGATAATCTGTCATGATGTTTTCCTAGTGTAAAAGGGTTCAACAACTTTCGTGTCAGGGGCGCTGCCCACGATCCAAAAGGCGGTCTGGTCATCATAATCTAATTGGCCATGGTGTGTCAACCAGCGCCACATCTTAGCCTCGTAGGTCGGGTGAAACTTGATGCCGTCAAAATTCTCACCGGTAAAGTGGTCACTGTACTTGCTGTAGCCGCTATCGTGTAGGCTATAGTGCTTCCACTTGAACGGCAGCTTATCAACGTCCACGCCGATGTAGGCGAGGCGCTGACGCATCCAACCGCGTTTGTCAGGACCAATACCTATGGTGAACAGTTCCTCAATGTTGTGCGAGTCGCGGCTCAAGCCGAGCATGATGCTCGTCAGCGAGTTACAAGACCCAGCAGGGGCGATGAGCCGCTTGACTTCAGGCGGTATGTTGGTCGTCTGATGAGCGCCGACCTCGTGAAACTTACGCACATCATCCTCAGGGTAGCGGTCATGCGGCACAGTAATACCGTACTCAACTACGAGCGACGTCGGCTGCGTCAGGTCAACAACTTTACGTTGCAGGATAGGGTTGTACGGACCAGAAGCGAACTCAAACTCAGCATCAAAGCCGTAGGCAATGCGAGGGTTCTCATGACGCAACACCGTCTCAGGCTTGCTATAGACGATCTGCCGAGCACGCAACCCGTAATGTGCACCGACAATAGCGCTCATGCTCAGCTGAGGGGACTGAATGCTAGCGCCAGTGACAATGTGGGTCTTACCCTGACGAAACTTGTTGACGTACCAGATGAGCTGGCGCATCTTTGAGCCGTTCGGACCACTGTAGCCGAGCGGGGCAAAGTAGTCATCACGTTTGAACCACATACCTTTGCGGTTCTCCCATGGCGTCTGAGTGCCGAGGTGTTGCTCCCACTTGACCAAGTTACGGTCAATAGCTAACTCAGGAAATACTGTGTTCATTCTGAATCCTCCCGTGCGAATACTGCATAACCGGCGTCCTCAGGGAAAACCGCTCCGTGTGACATGACCAAGTTAGCGTCAATCACCGCGTTAAAACCATCAACTGGGCAAATGCGGAACGTGAGGTCACCTGTCTCAGTCCTCACAGCCGCGATGCCCACGATACCTTTGCCAGTGGTGAACCACTTGACATCCGCCAATACAGGCGCGTTCTCGTTCATTTCTTGACTCCTTTAATGTTAACCAGCATGAAGCTGCGTGCGTTGATTTCAATGATCTTCTGCTCACCGACCTTAGCGGCGGCGTAGAGCTG